CACGGAAGCAGAAGCACAAGCCATGATGAACGGAGTAACCTTAAGACCACCACGAATGGAAGAGTGGAAGTTTCCAACACCAAACTCGGGACTGAAGAAACACAGTTACAACGGAAACAATCAGTATTACGAGAAGAGACTGAAGGACGGCAGACAGATCGATCTAGCTCACAAGATTTATCAGATCGAGGGAGATGCAAGACTCAACTGCGATTGGACGGAGTGGCTAATGGGGTATCCTATTGGTTGGACGAGCCTCGAGGAGTCCCAAGAATAATTGTAGATCAGAAAGATCGTGCAAACAGACTCAAAGCATTAGGTAATGCAATCGTTCCCCAAAACGCAATGTTAATCGGATTAGCAATTAAGAAAGAGTTGACTTCTAAATAATGTTTGATCTATCTTTGAGATGCACGGAGCAATATCGGGAATTGCTATTTGCCCAGGTCGGAGAGAGACCTCGCCTTTTCACTCTCTTCGACCACTTTATATTCGCCTTCAAACGCAGAGGGGTAATTCTTTCTTATTTCTGCGAGACGACCAACAATTTCTTCACGAGAGAGTTTGTCTAGGTTATGCGTTACGTTAGTTTCCCTACGATCAATAGCAAGACCACCGAGTGCAGACCTTATTTTTTCTGCGTTCACGGCTGCCGAAAACTGACCAGATTCTTCTGCACCTTTCGAGAGATCTGCAAACCTTTTCATCTGACCCATCAGAGACACTCCGTATTTCCTTTCGTAATTTTCACGGAGTTCTTTGATGTGTTCAACTACAAGAGGAAAGTCTCTACCATTAAGGAGCAAACTCGCAGTCTTTCGGGCCTGACCTTCAGAGTAACCTGCTTGTCTAGCACATTCAGAATTAGAATTTGTTCCTTCTACAATAAGTTTAGCAAAAGTTTTCTGTCTATTAGTCAATGGCATGACCCCATAGTAGAGTTTCTCCCATATTTTATCAATAAAAAAAGGAAAAAAAATGACGCGGTCGGCTTTAAAGTGTAACATCTGTAACCAAAGTGTAACCAACACCCTTAAGCACACCAAGGGTTTGAACCCATTGGTTACAAGGTTACACTAGTTACACCTATTTTTAAAAAATTTTCATAAACAAAAAAATATGACAGAAACTATATGTAAATGAAATTCGAAGATAAAGAAAAATGCACCAGGTGCCGTGTTGCTATGAAAAAAGTAACACTGACTTTTAAAAACAACAAAGTGCAAGAGGTACATAAATGTCCGAGTTGTGGTTCTAAGAAAATAAAAGATGAAAAAAGTTATTATGGTACTTGACTTATTTTATCCCATACATTACTTATATATAAGTAATAATAATTAAAAATAGGAGATATTATGGGAGGTACGAAAAGACTTTGGGAAGACAATATCGACAATGAAGTCGGAGATTATATTGATGGCATCATACCCAGAGATCAAGTGAGTGAAGATGCCGAATCAGTTTATGATTTAGACAATGAAGACGTAAGCTACAAATCTTTAAATGTCCGTGTTTCGATATACGATCAGATAAAGAGAATAGCCAAGGAAGACAACAGAACTATTGCTAGTACAGTTGCTTTGATGGTTAAAGAAAACTTAAAAAATCGGAGGATATAAATGGAAGACGATAAGAAAGATAAAGAAAAAAAAGATAAGTTTAAAATTCATTCAACCACGGATTATAGTAAATTCAAATATATAAAAGGTAATCGTGAAGTTGTTGAGGCCCATGTAAAAAAGTTATCGGATCAGATATCTAAGAAAGATTTTCAGATACCGATAATAGTTAATGAGAAGATGGAAGTGTGCGAGGGTCAACATAGACTTGAAGCATATAGATTATTAGGTATTCCTATAACTTATATAATCAAAGAAGGCTTGGTAATCGAAGATATAAGAGAGATGAATTCTAGTTCAAGAGCATGGACTATGAGTGAATACATGGAGAGCCATGTAAAACTTAATAATAAAGAATATGAAATACTAAAGTGGTTTCATCAGACTTATGAGTTTTCAATTAGTGATTGCATATCTATGTTGAACGGTAAAGGCTATCGAACTTCAGATGACTTAAGCAATTTTAAGTTGGGAAAGTTTAAAGTTACTGACTTAGAGTGGGCAAAAGATACTGCTAAAAAAATCTATGTTGTTGGAGAATACTTCGAGCATTGGAAGAAAAGAAATTTTATTGGTGCTTTGATTTCTGCACTGAAGGACTCTTCTTTTGTTTGGAAAATTTTTGAAGCAAGACTGAAGAGCCATTCTTCTAAGTTAAAAAACCAAGGCAGCCGTAATGATTTTATCTTAAATATCGAAAGATTATATAACCATAATACTTCGGCAGAAAAAAAGATAAGACTACAAGTGTACGGAAATAGATAGGAGTTAGTATGTATATAAAAAATATTAAAACTTGGGAAGATGAAATTCATGGCATATCCACGAGGTTCGAGTATAAGAACCTCACGATAGAGCTTTATGAAGGTCAAAGAAGTAAGGAGCTAAACTATGAGCCGTACTTCTTAATCAGAGCATGGGATACAGAAGAAGCAAGATTGGAAGAACAAGATCTTAGAGAAACTTGGGACGAAAAAAATCCCACTATCAGGTGGAGAACCAGGTTTGATGCTATAGAACTTTCAGATAAACTAAAAGATCCACATATAGATCCTTCCAAATGCCCTATGGGTCTTTAATTAAATGTTAGATAAGTTTTTGTTTAAAACTGAGCCGTATGCTCATCAGTTGAAAGCATTACAACTAAGTCATGACAAAGAAAACTTTGCATACTTCATGGAGATGGGGTGTGGTAAATCAAAAGTTTTGATTGATAACATGGCTTGGTTGTATTGGCACAAGAAAATAGATACTGCAATTATTGTAGCACCGAAAGGTGTCTACACTAATTGGAGGAACAATGAGATACCAACACATCTATCAGATGATGTATCTCATAAAGTATATACTTGGAAATCTAATCTTAATAAAAAAGAAACCACAGAATTAAAAAACTCCGTGGGCCATGATGCAAGATCTAATTTACGGATACTACTAATCAATGTTGAGGCTTTTGCGACTAAAAAAATTTTCAAGTTCTTGGATACATTTATCCACAGAAGCAATTATCTAATAGCAGTTGATGAATCCACCACCATCAAGAACATCAAGGCAAAGAGAACCAAGGCACTAATAAAATTTGCTGAGAGAGCAAAATACAAACGGATACTGACGGGGTCTCCAATAACAAAATCGCCTTTGGATCTATATTCACAGTTCTTATTTTTGGATAAAAAAATTTTGGGGTTTGATTCTTATTGGTCTTTTCAAGGAAGATATGCAGTAGTTAAGTCCATGAAGATGGGATCACATTCTTTCAACCAGGTGGTTGGATACAAGAATTTAGATGAGTTAAAGAAAAAGATAGAGCCATATTCATATCGAGTAACAAAAGAAGAAGCACTTGATTTACCACCAAAGATATACACAAGCAGACAAGTTGATCTAACCATGGAGCAAGAAAGACACTATCAAAGCATCAAGAAAAGTTCGGTGGCGCTGCTTGAAAGTGGAGAGATGGTAACTGCACCCGAAGTTATGACAAGGCTTTTGAGACTTCAACAGTTATTATGTGGGTATCTTATAACAGATGATGGAGAGATAATGTCCGTTGAAAGCAATAGGATAGCCGTGCTTCTTGAAGTGATAGAAGAGATGGAAGGCAAGGTTATTATATGGTCTAGGTTTCGTCATGACATAATAGAGATATCTGAAAGATTAAAAAGTATTTATGGAGTTGCCACAACTGTTACATATTTTGGAGACACAAGTATGGCAGATAGAGATGAGGCAATCGCCAGGTTTCAAAACCCGGAAGATCCCACGAGATTCTTTGTAAGTAATCCACAAACGGGTGGTATGGGGATAACACTCCATGCCGCTAAGAATGTGGTTTACTATTCTAATGACTTCAACTTGGAGTCGAGAGTACAATCAGAGGATAGGGCACACAGAGTCGGGCAACATAATCCCGTATTGTATGTAGACTTGGTAAGTCCGAACACAGTTGATGTCCACATAGTTAAGACATTGGTTAATAAAAACAAATTAGCAAACATAACATTAGGGGAAAGGGTGCTTGAATGGTTAAAAGTATAAATTTAGGTATGGATTATTGTAGAGAGTGTGGAGAAAAACTGCCAGAGGTAAAGATTAAACGATACATGAAAAGGTATTGCAACGATTGCAGATCCACCGGCAATTCTTCATTGAGAGATGTTTATAAAGACATGCAAATGAGAAAGAATGTTAGAACAGAAGAAGATGAAGGCATTATGTTTGAGGATGATCCAAGAGCAAAGTACGAAGACAATGCAATATATAGGAGGAGAAAGTATGAGTAAGTTAAGAGGCGAAAAAATTGTAGGTAATGCAGGCGAAAATTTAACAGTATTCAAGTTATCGATGCTTGGTTATGCGGCATCAACAGTAAAACAAGATGGTGTTGATATAGCCGTGGTTGGTGGTGCAGGATTAAAGGTAGCACAACGAGTGGAAGTTAAGACAGTTCTACAAAGAGATGAGATGGCTAGATATTCTTTCAACATATCTAAAGGATCAGACAAAAGATACTACACCAGAGAGGACTGCGACATCATAGCACTGGTGGCTTTGGATATAGAAAACTTACAGAAAGCCGTGTTGTTTTTTCCAGTGGAGTCTTTTACCAGTGTTAAATCTTTGACATTGACTAAAAATGATTTTTTAAATCCATCTGATAAAAACGAATGGGGATCTGTTTTAAATTATAGTCAAGATATGATGTACCAAATTTTGAAGATGGCTAAGTTAAAAAAAGAATATAAAATTTATGAGAAAAAATAGGATTTTATGTTGACGTATTTATATAGATTTGGTAGAACTTTAATTGCTACTGATGTTGTTATTAGCAACAATATCAAAAGTATGGGTAGGGTGGTTCTCCTTTTTTCCTTTCGTTGTTGGTGTTGTCCCTACCCACACTTACTTTGGAGTGAACAATGGATACAGATAAATATAAGTCAATAGCAGTTGGTATCGAAACTTGGAAGAAACTCAATGAGTTAGCCAAGGAAAACTACAGATCTGTAGGTGGTACAATAACTTATTTGACTGAAAAAGAATACGAGTCTAGTGCCGCAGGCATTAAGAAAAAACTCGTTGACGAGAAGGTATAATTAATTAAACTATACCTTCAACTATAACCGCCGAAGGGCATAAACTTTAACGTAGAAGGAGAGAACGATGAGTGATGTGTATTCACTATTCGAGCAAGAGGCAGCTGACCCTCAAGCATTTAAGCAAGTCAGAGAAGGCGATACTAAAAGTTTATCGTCTTTAATCCGTAGATCTGTTGAATTAAATCAACAAATCAAAGACACCGAAGCACAACTAAAAGACCTACAACAGAAAAAGAGATCTGTTGATGAGGAAGATATACCCTCATTAATGGAGACTATGGGTGTTGAAAGTCTTACAGTTGATGGCAACAAAGTTTCAATCGATAAGTTTGTTTCTGCTAGAATACCCGAAACTAGGAAACAAGAGGCTTTCCAATATTTAAGAGAGGTTGGAGAAGGCGATCTTATCAAGAACGAAGTTGTTGTAAGTTTCAGTATGGGTCAAGATAATCAAGCTGGTTCTGTA